CTACACGACGCTCTTCCGATCTGATTAGCTTTTACAAATTTCCGAATAGAACCTATTTTTAGAAAATTCACGAGGAGGTGAGGCTCATATGGGAGCAAAAAAGCCAATGGAGCTGCATACAAGCCATCATACAAAAGCAGAAATCGCGGTGATGGAGGCTGAGACGGCAAACGCAACATGCGGCCGTAAATGTCTTTCAGGTACACCGCCACGAGAACTAATAGACGCGCGGGCAAAGGCCGAGTGGAAACGCATTGCCGGAATCCTGGAACCAATGGACCTCGTTGGCGACTTAGACAAGACGGCCCTCATCGGTTATTGCAACGCGTTTTCGCTGTATAGAAGAGCGACCGAAGAACTGGCGGCGGCGCCGTTGATATTAGAGACAGAAAGGGGCAGCGTTAAAAACCCTCTCATATCAGTTCAGGACACATATGCAAAGCAGATGAGGGATTTTGCTATGAAGGCCGGGTTGTCTATTGATACACGGTTGAAATATGCAGCATTAAAGACAAAAAATGACACCGCGGAGCTTGAAGACGAGTTCGGCGACATATAGAGGTGAAATAAATGACGCGTAAAGAAATTATAACGCATTATGCCCGTGATTGTCTCAATGATGTAATACCTGCCTGTGTTAAACACAAGAACGCCTGCCGGCGGTTTTTGCGTGACGTGGAGCGTATGGAGACAGAGCCTGATTATCCGTATTATTGGGATGAAGAGGCAGCAGAGTTGATTGTGTCTTGGTTTAAAAACCTGAGGCATAGTAAGGGCGAGCTAGCGAAACAGCCTATCAATCTCACCCCCTGGCAGCAGTTTCATCTCTGCCAGCTGTATGGGTGGAAACGAAAGACAGATGGCCGACGGCGGTTTAAAAAAATGTTTGTTGAGGTTGCGCGCAAAAATGCGAAATCGCAAGAAATTTCTGGGCTATTGCTTTTTGAGATTGCGGTCACATCAAGCAAAAACGGGGAGTTGGCCGAGGCGTACACGGCGGGAAGCAAATCTGAGCAATCGAGGGTCTGCTTCGCGGAAGCTGTCTTAATGCTAAAGGGTTCAAAGCTACGGCCGAAATTTAAGATAACAAATAGTCGTATAGAACATATAAAAACAGGTTCATATATAAGGCCGTTGAGCAAGGACGACGGCCGAAACGGTGATGGGTCGAACCCGGCCGTTTTGGCACTAGATGAGTATCACCAGCATAAAACAACAGAATTTTACGACCTCAGTATTGGTTCTAACACAAAAGAACCGCTATTATGCATAATAACTACGGCTGGCGTAGATTTAAACGCCCCGTGCCACCGCGAATATGAATTTTGCAGTAACATCATTGACCCTGACATTGACATTGAAGATGAGGAATACCTCATTGATATATGCGAGCAAGACAAGGAAGAGGCCGAAGACCCCCGCCTGTTGATGGACGAGGAGAGATGGCTAAAGAGTAACCCTGTAAGGGCGACCTATCCGGAGGGCAGAGGTAATATCCGTACTACATATGAAAAGGCGCTGAAAATGCCGGAAGATATGCCGTCGGTTCTGACAAAAAATTTTGACATATGGGTGCAGGCCAAAGAATGCGGCTACATGGACATGAGGAAGTGGAAATCTTGCGAGGTTGAGGAACTGCCGATTGACATAAAAGGCCTTCAATGTGTTGTCGGTATAGATATGTCGTCAAAGATTGACTTGACCTCTTGCTCTATTGTAATCCCCTATAAGGACACCGAAGAGACGGACGCGGACGGAGAACCAGTAGTAAAATACATCATTTTTTCGCATTCTTTCATTCCGAATCGCGAGAAATTGATTGAGAGAGTAAATGTGGACAAAGCCCCCTATGATGCCTGGGAAATGCAGGGGTATCTGACAATTACTGACACCCAAATTGTAGACCAGGCAGCAGTTATGGTGTGGGCGCTAGATTTCGCAAAGAGCCACGGGCTAGAGATTGCCTGTTGGGCGGTTGACCCGGCGAACGCAAGCATGTTTATGCAGACATTATCAGACCGCGGAGAAACGGTTTACGACGTAACACAAAGCTACGGAGGGTTGAATGATGCGACAGTCGGTCTTCGTGAAGAAATTTTTGCCGGAAATGTAATGTATCAGCCGAACCCGGTTTTATCTTTCGCTATGGGAAACGCGGTAATAAGAAAGAGCAATGGGCTCATCAAGATTGATAAAGACGCTGTAAGACAGCGAATTGACCCGGTTGACGCGCTGATTTGTGCATTTAAGCTGTCAAGAATTATAGACCAGGCCTATGTAAGCCAGCGTCAGCAGGAAGAAGCAAACCGGGCATGGTTAGAATATATGGATAAGTATTATTCATAACGAGGAGGCGATATTTTGAATATCTTTGATGTTATTAATGGAGCATCTGCTATAAAGGACGAATTGAGGCCGGCTGCCGATACTGTATCTCTCAGCGAGCAGAGGCTGCTTGATTACCTGGGCATAGATTCAGGGGCAACACCGAGAGACGCCCTGTCTCAGGTTACATATTTTGTTTGTCTGAAAAAACTGTCAGAATCTGTTGGCGAGCTGCCGGTTAAATTATACAAAAAGACGACCGATAACGGCATTATTAAGCCCCCGATGACAGCCACATCAAGGCTACTGGCTCTACGTCCTAATCCCTATCAGACATCAGTTGCATTTTGGACGATGTCAGAGTATTTCCGTCAGCATTACGGAAATTCATATGTATATATTGACCGGAAATTCAAAAGGGGCAAAAAATGGGGCGGAAAATATGAAATCAAGGGGTTGTATCCTATGCATCCCGATTCTGTAGAGATTTGGGTTGATGATGCCGATATCTTTGATACTCCGGACTATCTGTATTATAAGTACACAAACCCTAACACTGGCGAAGTCAGCTTTTTCCCGGGGCATAATGTAATGCATTTTAAGAACTGGTTGACATCAGAAGACGGGCTGTATGGTTTACCTGTAAGACAGATTTTAAAGAGGACTTTTGCCGGGGCTTCTGCCGCAGATGAGTATCTCTGTAATTTATATCAAAATTCCATGATGGCGAAAATGGTGGTGCAGTATTCGGGGAACCTCTCAGACCCTCTAACTAAAGAGGTTCAGGAGCGATTTTTAAGTCAGCTGCAGGGGCCGAAAGCGGCCGGAAAGGTCATCCCAATCCCTACGCAATTCCAATTGGTGCCGTTAAGCCAATCACTGGTTGACTCTGAATTTTCTACATTAAAGAAATATTCAGCCGTCCAGATAGCGTCCTGTTTTGGCATTTTTCCGAGCCAGATAAACGATTTTGAACATACCCGCTATGCCAGCAGTGAGGCCGAAGGCCTTGCCTTCCTTACGGGTACTCTTGGCTATATATTGCGTGCATATGAGGCAGAAATAAACAGCAAGATTTTAACGCCTGAAGAATTTGAAGAAGGTTATTACTACAAATTCAATGAAAAGGCGCTGCTGAGAGTTGACTCTAAGACACAGGCCGAGATTTTACAGATGGAAACTGATAGCGGTATGATTTCGCGAAATGAAGCGCGCGAGATTTTGGACTATCCGAACAAAGAAGGCGCCGATGAGTTACTTGTTAACGGAGCATACATCCCGGTAAATAAAGCGGGCTTACCGTATGCAGACAAAGACACCGGAGGTGAAAACGAATGAAAACGGTGAATATTAATGGAGATATTATCTGTAATGACCTGAAATGGGTCTACGACTGGTTAGAGTATGAGAGCTGCTGCCCGGCAGATATCAGAAATACAATTACAGAGCTAAAAGATGAGAGCGAAGAGTTGAAAGTCGTTGTAAACAGCCCGGGCGGAGACGTACAGGCGGGGCAGGAAATCTATTCTATCCTGAAAGATATAAAGAACCCCGTTATTGTAAATGTCCAGTCAATGGCAGCATCTGCTGCATCTATGATTGCAATGGCCGGCGATACAGTAAGAATGTCACCCGTTGCACTCTTGATGATTCATAATGCCAGCACCTGCACAAGTGGCGATTACCGCGATATGCAGCATACAGCAGACGTACTGCAAACAGTCAACACAGCGATTATGCAGGCATACATGGCGAAAACCTGTAAGACCGCAGAGGAATTAAAAGACATGATGGACAAAGAGACCTGGCTGACAGCTAATCAATGTCTTGAAAATGGTTTTGCCGATGAGATTATCAAGGATGAAACCCCGGCAGTTATCACAAATGCGATGATTGGCCGATTATCCGTAACACCTGAAATGATTGCAAAAGTCAAGGCGGAAAAAGCAGCAGCAGAGGCGGCAGCAGACGAAAAGAACCGCGCTAACGCCGAGGCAAAAGAGCTGTTAAAAGCCTCTATGCTGTCTAAGTTAAAAAATTATGGAAAGTAGTTAACCAAAACGAACTTTCTGTATTTAGTGAGAAACGCGAAAAATTCATACTAAAAGAAAACAAAGTCCCGCGAGGAAATGCGGGCGAGGAGATGACTATAATGGATAGATTACAGACATTATTAAACACAATCAATGAAAAATCTGCAGAATATGAGAACCTCATTAATCAGGAAAAATTTACCGAAGCTGTACAGCTTGGACGTGAACTGGATGACCTGCAGAACCAGTTTGACGAATTAAACGCAAGAGAGGACAAGCAGGCGAACGCTAAGCCTCAGACTGCAAGACCGGCAAAACCGGCAAAACCGGCCGTAGAGGATGATGCGGTTAAGAAATTCATTAACGCAGCGCGTACTGGATTCAGTAATATTATGACATCCACAGAAAAGAAAGATGGCGGCTATACCGTTCCGGAAGACCTGGACTACGAAATTCATCAGTTCAAGGACGCTGCCTTCAACCTTGAGTCTCTTGTAACTGTTGAGAGCGTATCAACACCAAGCGGAAGCCGCGTTTTTCAGAAGAAAGGCCATTCTGTCGGTTTTGCAGAGGTTAGTGAGAACGGCAAAATCCAGGCAACAGACCAGCCGGAATTCCTCACAATGTCCTACAAAATCAAAAAGTATGCAGGTTACCTTCCGGCTACAAACGAGCTGTTAGACGACAGCGATGCGGCAATTAGAAGTGTTATTACTAAATGGTTAGGTGATGGCTCCCGAGTTACACGTAACAAACTCATCCTGAAGGCTCTTGCTGATGGTAAGACCGCAGAGGCTGCTGACGCACCTACATATACAGTAATTAAGAGCATTGATGACATCACGAAGGCTATCAACGTCACTCTTGGTGCTGCATACAAAAACGGTGCAAAAATCATCACAAACGACAACGGCCTGCAGATTTTATGCGAGCTGAAAGACGCAAACGGCCGCCCGATGCTGAACCCAAATCCGGCCGACCCGATGAAAATGCAGCTTGCAGCCGGCCCGATTGTAATCCCAGTTGAGGTTCTGCCGACATCTGATTTCCCGAATGTAACAGACAAAGGAAAATCTTATGCACCATTCGTAATTGGTGACCTCAAGGAGGCTATCACCCTCTTTGACAGAAAACACCGTACAATCACTGCATCCGATACAGCATCTGTTACAGGTTACAATGCATACGAACAGGACGGCGTGCTGTTTAAGGCGATTGAAAGAGAATGCGTAGAAGTTAAGGACGCCGACGCCTATATTTACGGGTATTTTTCAGCAACCGTAACAGCCTAACTAACACAGGAGGTGCCGGCCAATGACGACCGAACAAAAAGAAAAAATCCTAAAAAAAGTCAAGAAAGCAGCCGGCATTCCGGAAACCGTGACAGTCTACGACGAGAGAATTGACGACCTGATAGAGGCAGCTGTAATTAAGATGAGAACAGGAGGTGTGCCTAAGTCTGTTATAGATGAGGGCAGCTCCCTTGTTATCTCATGTATTTCTCACTATGCCTGCTATGAATTGCGCGGAGATACTGGAGAGACGAAGAATGCAAACTGGCATCATGCCGAATTTGAGGACTTGGAGTTCTTATTATCCTTGGAAAAAGAGGGTGCGACAATGGAGGGGATGCTATGAAAAGAATGACTTCAATAAAGTTACCGGTCTCTGCTATGGCCGAGTATGACCGCGAGGGGTTCCGAACCGATAACATCCGATGGCAGGAATCTATACCGGCGACCGCCCGGGAGGCAACCCGCCGCGAGCAGGTGCAGGCCAGCCAGGCCGGCTACAATATCAGCTTGATTTTTGAAACGCGGTTTTATGAGGGGCAGTCAATATTGATTGATGATGCAGACGGTCAGCTTTATGACATACAACAGGCGACAGTTTCATCCGGCGGTGTATCTCTGGACTGTACACGTAGAGAGCCTGGCAGCGGCTATCCGATGGAGAGACAATTATGAGGGATACGAGTTTCCATTATCAAAAGGGCAAGCTGCAGGCCGGAAAATTACTAATTGACGAAAGAAATACCGCCAATTTCGTCATACAGGGCTTTGACGAGCTGGAAAGACAGTTAGACGAGACAAACCGCACGGAGATATCCGAGGCTATGCTAAAAGCGGCGGAGCCAATCATAAAGGGCGCCTTGGATGCCGAGATGACCAGGCATCCGGGCCCGCTGCAGCAAAGTCTCAGGTCTACCGGAGCGCGTAGAAATTCAGCCGGGCAGTGGTATCTGGCATACAGAGCCACAAACGGTAATGAACGAGAAAGCGACAACAGGAAAAACACCGAGAAAATGGTCTTTCTTATCAATAGAGAGTACATCCGGCGGAGAGTAACGCGAGACGGAAGGCAAATTAAAGAGTATGCAATCCCCGCGGATGACGTCATTGAAAAGGCCGTGAAGAAGTGTGAGGCGGCGGTTACAGACGCAATGCAAGAGGCTCTTAATAAGGCCCTTGACGAGATTTGGTAGGAGGGCGAGCAGATGGAGCAAATCAGAATCAGACCACTGGAGAAGCTGCGAGAAATCGCGGAAAAGCTTGGTGTCCCGTATGCTATAGATAAGTACATTGGCTCTGCCGAATCCTATGTAGTGTACCGGATGACCGGTATGGACGGAGAGGCGTATGCAGATGACAGGGCGCAGGCACATATTGCTCATGTCAGATTTGACTACATACAGCCAATACAGAAATCATACAATGACATCATGTTTAATATCATTGATATGTTTATAGAGGCCGGTTTTTCGGAGCCGGACATAGTCATAGTAAATGACAACAACGAAGACGTAATCCTGCAATTTACAGCAGAGATTATGATATAGGAGGTAAGACGAAATGGCAAAATTTGGACTTAGTTACCCGGTAGTTGCACTGTTAGATGTGACAACCGGAACATATTCAGGCGGAAAAGTCCTTTCTAAGGCTTGCGCCGTTACAGTAACTCCTCAGTATGCGGAATCATCCCTTGAAGCCGATGATGACGCCGAGGCGGAGCATTTAAAGGACTTTACAAAAGCTGACGTTTCCCTTGAGGTTTCTAACCTTACAGCGGAAGACGAAACACTGCTTTTTGGTCACAAGGTTGAGACCGATGATATTGTTTACAACGGGGCAGACCAGGGCTCTTATGTAGGTCTCGGATATATTACGAGACGTAGAGTAGACGGAAAAACCACTTATCAGCCGGTATGGCTGTTAAAGGTTCTCTTTGCCGAGGGCGCGGATGAAAACAAATCCAGCGGCGAAAACCTTACTCTTGAGTCTCATAAGTTATCAGGCACTGCATCTGTCGGTAAAGATGGACAGTGGAAGAGAGCGTCTAAGACAACATTTGACACAAAAGCCGAGGCTCAGGCTTGGCTGAAGAAAAAAGCCGGCATCACCGAAGATGTTGCGGCGTAATAACGAGGCTTGAAAAATACAGGCGAGCGAACAAAGTTTTCGCCCGCCTTTCTTCATATAAAAATATATCAAAAAGAGGCGAAAAAAGAATGAATGATTTAAGTACGATAGATTTACAGGGAGACAAAATTCCGATTCTATGCACTATGGAGGTTCTGGAAGATATCCAGAACGAATTTGGAACAATCCCCGCATTTATTGAGAAGCTGGCGCCGACAGTAAAGGACGAGGACGGCGAAACAAAGATAGAAAACGGTTACCCGGTTTTTTCCGGCGAGGTTCCTGACCTGCATACTCTGACATTTGCTCTGCCGAGGCTGATTCAGAACGGAATTGAGGTCTACAACAGTCATCATAATATCAAGATACCATTTATGACAAAAACCGAGATTTGGCAGAAAAACGAGAACTCAGTGTTCTCTACGGCATCAACAATCTATGTTGAGGTGATGAGGTCTATTCACGCCCCAAAACCGCAGCCGTCCACCGGAACGACCAGCCAGCAGGCGGCGGTGAAGAGCAAATAAACTTTGAGGCCTGCTATTTATGGGCTATGAAGATGGGACTTTCATACGGTGAAGCGAGAAAATTAACGCTTGGCCGGTGGACGGATTTATTTGAAGAATATAAGAAAGTTCATAACATCATTGTCACGGGGACTGTCTTTTCACAACCGAAGGAAGAGGCGGACAGCGTGGAGGCGTTTTTCGCCGATATGCGCTTTGACGGTGAGGATTATGTGGAGTAACTGGAGGTGAGATAATGGCAGGAAGGCGACAAATTGGAGCCATCATAAAATTGGACGGCGAGCAGCAGTTCAAGGCATCAATTACAAGCTGCAAAACATCAATTTCGTCATTGAAGTCAAGTCTGAAGCAGATTCAGGCATCATACAGCGGCAATGCGAACAGCCTGGAGGCCCTTTCAGCGGTGCAGAATCAATACATGCAGATTCAGAAAAAAGCCCGCGAGTCAATAGAAAAAACGCAAAATGCCTATCAAAAATCTAAAGAAAAACAGGACGACGTAAAGAAAAGTATGCAGTCTATGAAGGACGCATACGAGGCAGCAGAAAAGAAATTAAAGGAAATGAAAAACTCTGGCGAAGTGTCAGCCGATGCAATAGAGGAGCAGTCAAAAGCCACCGCGGAGGCATATACCGCATACCAGAACTATTCTGAAGCGGTTGAGAAATGCGAGGCGAGGACAAACCGCTTTCAGAAGGCGATTGCAGACGCAAAAACCGAGGAAATTAATGCCTCAAATGCGATAAAGCAGTATGCCGAGTACATAGAAGAGGCAAAACAGAGCGCTGACGGTACAGCGTCCAGCCTGGACGAATACGGGAAAGCAGTTAAAGAAGCGGGTGAAAACGCATCCGATGCAGGCGGAAAACTTGGTATTTTTTCAGGTGTGTTGAGTGCAAACCTGGTAACCGCTGGACTGCAGAAAGTATGCGACCTGCTAAAAACCGGCGCGTCATATGCGGTTGATGTGGGAAGTAGTTTTGAAGCGGCAATGAGTCAGGTTCAGGCGACCTCAGGCGCCACCGGGGCGGAGTTAGAGGCGTTGACAGCCAAAGCAAGCCAGCTTGGGCGAGATACGGCGTATTCGGCGACCGATGCTGGAAATTCCCTGTATTACATGAGCCTCGCTGGCTGGAGTTCACAACAGATGCTGACATCTATTGATGATGTATTGAATCTTGCTGCGTCCAGTGGCATGGATTTGGCCAAAGCATCGGATATCGTCACGGATGAAATTACGGCATTTGGCCTTAAGGCGAGTGATGCAGCGCATTTTGTTGATGTAATGAGTTATGCACAGTCGCATGCAAACACGACCGCCGAAGATTTGGGACAGTCTTATAAGGACGTTGCGGCGACTGCTGGAAAGTTTCATATGTCCGTTGAGGAAATTACGTCTGCTTTGATGGTAATGGCAAACAGCGGAGTTAAAGGCTCCTCCGGTGCCGGAAACGCCCTCAATACAGTCATCACACGATTGATGACGAACACCAAGGACTGCGCGACAGAACTTAAAAAATACGGCGTGGAGATTTATGACAGCACCGGAAAGATGAAAAGTCTTTCCTCTATATTAATAGGCACTGCGAATGCATTTTCAGGCCTTACCGAGAAAGAGCAGGCAAACCTGGCGAAAATAATAGCTGGACAGAACCAGTATACTTCTTTCATGACAATTTTGACTGGTATGAATGAGGCAGCAAAGAAAAGCGGTCAGAGTTTTGAGGACTATACGGCACAGCTTGAAAAATGCGACGGAACTGCCGAAAAGATGGCTGCTACTATGCAGGACAATTTACATGGCAAAATGAAGGCGCTATCAAGCGCCGCCGAGGGATTCGGCAACGCAGTCTATAACTACGTAAGGGGTCCGCTGTCAGACCTGGCAGAGGGAGCCGCGGATGTCATCAATGCAGTAACGGATGAACTGCAGCCGGCGACAACCGAAATTGATGGCTTTGTTGAGTCTGTAAAGGCTGCTGCCGATGAGGTGCAAAATACATTAAGTAGCGCCGATATGAGTTACACGAACAGCGCCGCTGACGCGTCAAAGATTGAAGCGTATATGCAGGTCATAGAGGAGGCGAGAAGCAAAACGAGCCTCACCTCATACGAGACGTATCAGCTGAACAATGCCGTAAAAGAGTTAAGCGCCAATGTTCCCGAACTGAATGATTATATTGATGATACGAGTAAGATTTTACAGATGAATTCTGAAGATTTCTTTAATCTTAAAACCACTATCAAGCAGTCATACCGGGATATTATGGCCGATGCAGTAATTGCCAAACGACAGGCCTATATGCTGGCGAAAGCTGACGCCGAGGTCAACAAAAAGGCCGCGAGCGATGCGATGGACGAGGCAGCAGCCCGTATAGACGAGCAAAAACAGACAATTGAGAGGATGGAAGCTTTTTATAAAAGAACCTCTCACACACTGGCCGAAGACGTAGAGCATCAAGCGTATAAAAGAAAAGAGCTGGAAACCCTGCAGGCGCTGCAAGATGCATATGACGACAGTGTGGACTCATACGGAAAGATGAGTGACGCACAGAAAAAAACGGACAGGGCTTTACAGGATTTTGAAGAGCATGTTGAAGAATGGCAAGGCTCCTACGGAATCATCATAGATAAAAACGGCGAGTGGACGACCGCGAGCGAGAAACTGGCTAAAGCCACAGACGCGCAAGCAGCCGCTGCCGATAATGCAACCGATGCGGCGGATGATGTACAGGATGCGGTCAGCGAGGCTGTTACGACATATGTACAAAAGACAGAAGAAATTAAAAACGCCGGGCTGGCTGAAACTGTCAGAAACCAGCTGGCAGCAGCAGGCGAAGAGGTTTTTAATTTTAGAGAAAGCATTAAGAGTAATCTCTCTTCAATTTCTCTTTTCGGTGACCGGTCAAGCATGGTTGAGGCATACACCTCAACGAACCGCGATGAAATGAGACGTAATATGTCATGGAATTTATATGCTATGAAAACATATACCGAAGAGCTGGATAACCTAAAAAAGAGGGGCGTCTCTAATGACTTCGTGGACTACTTAGTCAGCCAGGGTGACGCCGGCATGAATTATGTACACTCTCTGTCTATGGCTACGGATGAGGAATTGAAGAAATTTCAGGCGGCGTTTTTGGAGTATCAGAGGTACAGAAACGGAACAAAAGAAAACGTAAAAGCATTGATGGAGGATTACACACAGACGGTTCTGGACGGTATACCGGAAGGCAAGAAAATGTGGGAAAAATATGGAGCTGGTACAATGCAGGGCTTTTTCGATAAAGTTAACGAGGCCGCAGATGCTATCAGAAGCGGAGCCATTACCGGAACAATCAACGACGCGATGCAAGTCGTATTACAGCAAAGCCTGAACAGTTATACGGCGGCTGTAAACACACAGACACAAAACAACCTTCCGAATATTGCCGCGCGTAATGCACAGACGCAGACGACCGCGCCGGAGCCTAAAACGCGAAGCAATGTTGCTCTGCCGAACCTGAACACTCACGACACAATATCAATTGACCTGAATATTGACGGTGAAAAGGTTGCGAACCGAACAGTGCAAGTTATACGTAACCGCGGAAAGATTACAGGCAGGAGGTGATGATTTTTATGGGATACGAAGGATGGTTGATAAAGATTGGAACCTGGCAGGTTCCTCATAAATATATCAAGCCGGAGACATACAAAGTAACACCAGGAAAAACGAAGCTTTATGAGTGGACAGACTACGACGGCGGGCGTCATGTTGTATACAATCTGCAATCTCAGACGAAGATTTCTTTTGACACAAGGGAAAGCAAGCGGTTGAGTAATGTGGATGTGGCGATGTTCCATGAGGCGCTTGAAGCCGCCCGGTGCAGTAATGTCGCGCCGGGTCTCAATGCCGATGTTTACCGGATTCAGTACTATGACCCGATGACAGACACATACGAGGACAAAACTTTTACTATGGATGACATTGATTTTGTAATAGAAAGGGTAACAAGGGAAGAACCAAAGCTGGTTATATACAACCCGATTACATTTTCATTCACGGAAGCGAAGGATTTGGATTTATGAGTTATTACGAATATTACCCTATTAAACACTACCGAAACGAGCACTTTTCACCGGATTACATACGAGATAATCCGGTGATAATCAATATCATTTCGCCCGATAATAAATTTGAGCCGTTATCAATCTATACTATCAAGCAGGGCTCTATAAAATTAAAGCAGACTCTATGCAGCGAGTCATATTTTCTATGGGGCGGAATGAATGCTTCTAAGCTAGAGTTTGAATGCTGCACGAAAGATATGGTTGATAAATCTCCCGACGGCCTCATACAGCTAAGAATCACCCCGACCAGATACGAAAAAGGAAAATTAAAAGAGGTTCTAACGGACGAGGGCGTCAATCTTTTCACTGGCTATATAGAGGGCGCTGAAAAGACAAAACTGCCGGGGATGTGGAAAATTACTGCATATGACAGGCTTTACAGAATGCGAAATGTAAAGTGTGCTTCCTGGCTGAATTCATACGTAAAAACGCTGATAAGCGGCGGCCAGCATGCGTCCTGGAATGATATATGCAGCTTTGTTGAGACACAATTGGGCTTTGGAACGTGTATCCACCCGGATTGGATGAGCGAAATATATTTTCCCGATAATACTGACATTGTAGAACAAAACGGCGTGGACTTACTGAAACAGTTTGCCTTTTTTATGCAGTCTTTCGGTATGGTAGACGGTGACGGTCATCTGCAATACATACAAGTTCAGGACAGTAACAACTTCGGCGAAAGCTATTATGCAATATGTGAATTTGACCCGGAAAATCTGTCATATGAAAGCGGGCATATATGGCTGCCGGAACTCTTTACTTCGGAGCCGAGGACAAATATCTTTTACACTACGGGCGAGACAACGCCCGATGCGGATTACTACAATAATATCTATACAGTAAAGAACAGCGCCCTTTTGGGTAATGATGATTGGATTGAGCAGATGTATGAGTGTGACGCATACGGCGCGCCGAGCAGTAAATATAACGCGGCGAATATGCCAAAAGGGCTCTTTGATACAAAAAGGCTTTGCCTTACTAACGGGGAGGAGTTTTCACAGCAGCAGTACAGCATAAAATGCCTTGGCGACCCGACGATTGAGATGGGTTCTGTGCTCTTTATAGACCAGATGGGGCGAGACGACGCGGGCAATATGACCGGGTGGAAGCAGTTAGTGCGGTCTTACATTATGGAAAGGACGATTACGTTCATTAGTACTCAGTGTATTCAATGCGAATACAGCGCCAATAATGAACCCTACAACCCGGTTGTTCCAGAGTATGAATACGGTGTGCAGAACGCGAACGCATTGGCCAATCTTGCTTATAAGAATCTGCCTTTCATAGTAGACGGCAGCAGCCTCACTAAACTAAAAGCGGTCAGGGCGATTTCAGCCGACGATTACAAAAACCTCACGAGCGATGAAAAAAGGAGCGATACAATCTTTTATGTAAGAGGGGAGGTGAGCAGTTCATGAAGTCATATACATACGAAATCAAGATAAACGACCAAACAGTAGAACCCGCCGACGAGAGCATACAGGAAATCTATGCCGGAAGCAAACTTATATGGAAGAGAAGAGGCGAGCCGCAGCTTTTCGCCGATATTACCTTTGCCCGCTGTAAATTTACACGCCGTGGGCTGATTGTTCCGGCGTATCTAAGCCAGACGTCAAGAGACATCTATGAAAAAACAGGCCAAAAAGTTTCAGAGTTTGATATAACTAACCTACTCAGCGAACACGAAACCGGCTCTTTTGTATACAATGACACCCCCGCATATACGATATCTTCAACCGAGGGCACGGTGTACGCCCGAGACCTGGACGCTTTCCTCTATACAGCTGGAGCTGCTGAAAACGTCCTTATCCGAAGCGCTCTTAATCTAACCGATACAAACAGCCAGTGGAGCGGCTACTACAACAGCATTCCGGAATATTTAAGGGCGTACAAAACAACCATCTCAAGCCCCGGCGGCAGTGGTATTCTGCCTCTATCAAGGCAACTTGGAGCCCCCGCCGGTGCTGAAAATTTTGGCCCGTTATGCTATGTAAAAGACGGCCGATTGATTACCGATGCGGGCTATGTAGTGCTGGCAGTATGCGGCGACAGTCTAATTTGCGCCGAAGATATTATCATGAGCAATAAGAACCGCCGGGCGTCTGGCTATATCACCGAAAGGACACTAACCGGTGAAAAAATCAGGCAGTTTTTTACCGCCCGCCAGCGTCTGCTGTCATACCCGTATTATACGGGCGGGTCTGTATCAGGCAGCGAGAATCCGCGGCATTATTACAAGACCGGCAACGCGCTCTTTTACTATGCATTGCGAAGCGGGGTTTCATCCCTGAACGCGCTTGACATAAACAGTAACGCCTCTGTTGAATGCGGAATATCAACGGAACCTGAATGCGTTTTCTATTATAACGGGCTCTATTATGCGGTATGCGGTTCAGCTATCTACTACAGCGCCGACCCGATGCTGCCGGCAGACAGCGCCAAGCTAGAGCTGCCAACCGACGAGTATGGCAAATATAATATCAATTTTGCATCAGCCGGCGGCTACTATGTAGACCAGGAAAGCGGCATATTATATACGATTATAGAGAGCGTTAATTCATTTCCAACCAGAGAGGGTGGAAAGGCGAAAAATTACAAGTTAATCACAATTAACTTAAACAACACGGAGGCTTAGAATGGAAGCACTGAAAATCATACTGACCGCGGCGGCAATCCCGTCTGCCGTTGTCGCGTTCTGTTTCTGGCTGTTACAGCGTAGAATCACCAAAAATGAGGAGAGAGCCGAGGAAAAGGCCAAGCAGCAGGAGCGGCTACAGATAATCATCCTTGACAGTGTAAACGGCTCAATCAGGCTGTCAGAGGCGACCGCCCGAGCGGTGCAACGCATCCCAAATGCACGCTGTAATGGCGATATGCATGCGGCATTAGATGACATAGAGCGAACCCGGCAGCGGCAGCAGCGGCTAATTACAGAGGCAGGTATACACGATATCTTACATGAATAACTAAGCCCGGCCGGCTCTACGTCAGCCGGGCTCTTAAAAAACACACGAAAAAAGCATACTAAAATAAAAACAGGAGGTGTTACAGATGACACCACAGACAGGAAGAATGGTTAAAGAAGACGGAACAACGGCGAACATTGCCGACCTCATAGGCGGAACAGATACCGGCGAGAGGGTCAATATTGATATGATGGCGCCGAAAAGCGGCCGTTTTGTTAAGGAAGACGGCAGCGTCGTAAATATTGCCGATGTTATAGAGGAATTTCTGGCAGGCCTGGCAGGCGGCGGTTCAGGCGGCGGAACTGTATCCCTGAAAAAATTAACAATCACAGTTAACGGCACAGAATACGTATATGACGGAAAAAGCGCCGTCTCTATACCAATCACAACCGGAGGCGGCGCGGCAGCCGGTCAGCCGTTACAAATCACGATTGGAGAGACAACATACACATATACCGGCGCGGAGCCGGTCACTCTGGAGATTCCGGAGCCGGCGGCAAATAAAGCTCTTAATATTAATCTCGGCGGGCAGTCTTACTCATACGACGGCAGCGCACAGGTTGATATCTCTATACCGGCAGCAGAGGGGGTGACGTTCTAAATGTACACAGTAAAAAATGAGTCTCTTACGAGCATTGCCGATTCTATAAGAAAAAAGGCAAAAAAGACAGAAAAATTAAGCTTTCCCGCCGGCTTTGTGTCAGCGATTGACGGCATAGAGACGGGAGGAGGCGGCGCCCCGGTAGTAGTTGAGGAGCCGGAAGAAAAAGACGTTAATTTTTACGACTACGACGGCCGCCGATTGTTTAGTTATACGGCAGAGGAGGCGGCGGCGCTGACAGAGCTGCCGACGCCGCCGGCGAGAGATGGGCTGGTGTTTCAGGAATGGAACTGGACGCTTGCAGAGGTAAAGAAAGCGAAAGCGGCCGATATTGGGGCGAATTATACAACGGCCGACGGAAAAACCCGCCTCTATATAAAGGTAGACAATCAGGCGCGAAGAGACATGACCCTGAATCTATATCAGAACAGCGCGGGCGATATCAGCGTTGATTGGGGAGACGGCAGCGCGGCGGAGACCTCCGACACGGTGGGAGATATCAGCCTGCCGCATACATACGAAAGCGCCGGAGAGTATACAATCACTCTGACTGTAAAAACGGGTGCAAAAGCCGGCTTAGGGCATTTCTCATCACCATACAAGCAAGTGTTCACCGGCAGCGGAACTAACCCGGACAGCGACACATTCAGCAGCAATGTTCATACAAACGCTCTTATAAGAGCGGAGATTGGAAATGATATTGCGGATATAGAAAGTGAGGCGTTTTATGGTTGCGAAAACCTTGAAAGCGTCAACATCCCGACGTCTATAACATACATCAAGGGTGATGCGTTTTTGGACTGCCGAAAGCTGCAGTGGATATCTAACAAGCACGTATTGATGATGTACAGCTTTGCATTGACAGAGAACGGTTTACAGCGGGCGACGTTTGGGGGCGGTGGTTATGCATACGGTTCATCTTCTGCATTTCAGAAAGATAAAAACCTGAAGCGCGCCGTATTACCGACTCATTACAGTATGATATTGTCCAGCGATTACAACGGATGCACTGCCCTGGTAGAGGTAATTTGCAACAGCAACATTAAAAAGATTGGCTCTATGGCGTTTTTTGGCTGCTATTCGTTGAAAAAGGTAGATTTAACAAGAAACACGGAAATCCCGGTATTAGAGTCATATAACGCATTTCAGAAAACTGCGACAGACCTGGAAATCCTGGTTCCGGCGTCACTGGCGGAGGAATGGAAAAAAGCGAGTAACTGGGTTACATATGCAGACAACATAAAAGGAGTGTGAAAAGACAATGATTATTTCAGAAACAATAAAGTTAAACGATACTAACTACACGAAAACATATTCAGATGCAGGCTTTTATATAGAGAGAAATGGCATTCACTATGCCGAGGCGATTGACCCTCTTGGCAGCGGCAGAGAGTATACCGAAACGGACATTCTCATTGAAACCGAGTCAGCCACCACCGAGGAGCAGCTGAGACAGGTTACAGAGAAAACGGCCAAAAATTCGGCTGATATTGAGTATCTGGCGATGATGACCAACACAGACCTGGAGGTGTAAGCAATGAGTAAAAACTATGCAAAAGTGAAGAAATTTTACGACCGCGGGCTCTGGAGCAAAGCGAGAGTAAAAAATGCGGTAAAAGCCCGCTGGATTACACCGGCAGAATACGAGTTGATTACCGGTGAAAAGTACGAAGAGTAAACAGGAGGTAGAGCACTATGAAGAAAAGATGGAATTGGAAACAGTGGGGCAAAGCAGCCAGCGTTAGAGCCGTGAAAACGATGGCTCAGACCGCAATCTCATTAATCCCGGCGAGCGTTATGATAAGCGCCGTTGATTGGCGGACAGTACTGGGAACCGCGGCGCTGTCTGGCGTAGTATCTATGCTGACGAGCCTGGCCGGCATCCCGGAGGTGGATGAAAATGAAGATTGATTCTACATATATCAGCAACCAGAACTCATATGCGAACGTCATCCCGCGCTGGATTGTCATTCATAATACGGACAACTATAAAGCGGGGGCGAACGCCCGCGCTCATGCTATGGCACAGCGTGCAGGAAATTTTGACAGATATTCAGCACATGTTTTTGTGGATGATTCTTCTGCATACCAGGCAACTCCGTATAATAGAGGCTGCTGGCATGTAGGCGTTAATTACGGCTCTCATAACCTCTTCGGGACATGTTCAAACCATAATTCAGTAGGTATTGAAATGTGTGTAAATGCCGGTTATAACTACGAGCAAGCTTTTCAGAATACAGTTGCTGTATGTAAGCAGTTGATGCAGCAGTTAGGCATTGATGCTGACCACGTGGTACAGCATTACGACGTATGCACCAAAAATTGCCCGTCTGCAATTAGAGCAAAGGGCGATTGGCAGCGATTTAAAAGGTTAATCAGCGCTAACCAAGCACCCTCATACGGCCAGAATCCGGCGAAACTATACCGAGTAAGAAAGACCTGGAAGGACTCTAAAAGCCAGCTCGGCGCGTACGCCGTTCTGGGCAACGCAAAGAAAAATTGTCCGGCCGGTTATTCTGTATATGACGAAACCGGCAAAGTTATCTATACAAACAAAAGCGCCGAGCCCGTAAGAAGGGGAATGCAGGCAACAGAACTGAAAGGACTAAATGCAAAAGAACTCATTGAGAAAATCGGCCCGTTGTTCACGGCAGACCAAAAGGCGAGCGGCGTTTTGGCGTCTGTATCAATGGCGCAATTCATCCTTGAATCAGGTTGGGGCAAATCCGGGCTCACACAAAAGGCGAATAATTGTTTCGGTATGAAAAAGAGCCTTTCCGGCAACACCTGGCCAAACAGTGCATGGGACGGCAAATCAGTTGTATCTATGCAGACCGGCGAGGAGACTGAGGACGGCAAGCCGTATACGATTACGGCTGAATTCAGAAGATATGCCTGTATTGAGGACAGTATTACAGACCATTCAGCATATCTAACCGGCGCGAAAGATGGCGATAAATTGAGATATGGAGGGCTCAAGGGCTGCAAAAAGTACAAGCAGGCCGCACAGATTATCAAAGCCGGCGGCTACGCTACGAGCACCTCATACGTAAAAGCCCTCTGTGACATTATCAAAGAGTACAAGCTGACCGATTACGAGGTTAAGAAAGCGACAAAACCGGCGACGAAACCGGCAACCACAACCAAGCCGGCGGCAAAGCCATTCAAAGTAAAGGTTACAGCCGATGATTTACGTATCCGCAAAATACCGAGCCTGAAGGGCGAGATTGCAGGCTATACCGGTAAAGGTGTTTTCACAATCACCGAGGAAAAGAACGGCTGGGGCAAGCTTAAATCAGGCGCCGGGTGGATTTGCCTGACAGTCAGCTGTGTAAAAAGGGTATAAAAACAACAACAAAAAAAACTTATATATATAGAAGGAACACGTTCAAGAGGCGGCAGAGATGCTGCCTCTTTCTTTATGCCGAAAAAATTCACAAAAAAAACACATTTTGTTAGTTAAGACTAACCGAAAAATCAAGAATATTGACTTCAAATAAAAATTTGGAGGGCGTATTTTATGGAAATGACAATGCAAGAACTGGTAAAATGTGGTATAATCAGCATTGAGGATATAGAGAGAGCCGAGGCCTGTAAGAGGCAGGAGGTTCTAATGAATAAAGGTATAGAGACACCAAAGATAACAAGGCGCAGCGAGACAAAATACGTATGCTGTCTGCCGCGCAGGTATTCTCAGGATGGGAGACGCCGTCAGGTAGTAGGAAAAACAGAGGCGGAATGTATCAACAATTATCAGAAAATAGTTTATGAATATGTAACGGGTGAAGCCAAAAAGGCGAAAACCGTATCAGAGCTGTTTGTAGAATGGCTGCAGTCACGCCGTGGCGCCGTTACAAATACGACGCTTGACGCATATAGAAACGTATACAAAAACCACATAAAAGAAACAGCATTCGGGCAATTACAATTAGGGGATGTAAAGCTGCCTGAATGCCAAGACCTCATAAAGGTATTATATCACAAAAACCTGGCATATGGAACAATAAAATTCATCAGACGCATCACATCATCTGTATTATATTACGGCGTAGTGCACGGCTACCTGGAAGAAAACCCGCTGCATAATGTCAAAATCAACCCGAATATATGCAAAGGACAGAAGAAACATAGTCAGGACGCCTGGACAGATGAGGAGCTGTCTAAGATATGGAGCGAGTCAGAACGGTTATGGAATGAGAGGAAAAAATACAGGCACTCTGCGTTAATTATGCTATTAAATTACACCGGCTGCCGTGTAGGCGAATTGCTGGCTGCAAAATGGAGTGACGTAGATTTTGAAAAGAAAACTCTGACAATAAGCAAAAACCGTGTAAGCTATCACGACCCGGACACCGAGGAGAAGAAATTCGAAATGCATAACGCAAAGAGTATCAGCAGCCGCCGGACACTGCATCTGACAGACACAGCGCTGTACTGGTTAAGGGAGATTCGCCGCAGGAGCGAAGCTGCCGGAGTTTTAAACGATTTTATTGTTGTAGGACGTAACGGGCGCCCGATGGACCAGCCACACATTGACGTAAGAATTAAGACGTTTTGCGAGGCCATAGGAATCACATACCGAAGCAGCCATGCGTGTAGGCGTACATATGCAACAACGCTCATTGACGGAGGAATCCCGATTAGCGACGTCAGCCGCGATTTAGGTCACAGCAGCGTAATTACGACACAGCAGCACTACTACAGACCGCGTGTAGAAAACATTGACCGCCAGACAGGTCAGAAAAATGAAATTTTCTTGGCAACAGTTGGCAACAGGGTAGGATAACCCGAATAGCCCGTAAATATGCGGCTCAGACGCCAAAAGGCAAAATATCAAAAATAATATTACTTTCATAAAAGCAGGCTAAAATAAAGGCTTTCTCAACCCTCAAAATCATTTGGCAACAATTTGGCAACACCCCCTGCTGCCGATTCTCAAGGTCAGAATAACGTATTCGCCGTCAAAGGCGTTTTTTTTATGCAAAAAAATTTTCAAAATATTTTTTTTTCGGCATATTATATGTGACGATAACGAAACGACAGCGCGAGCGCGCTTTATTATACGACGACGTCAGATAAAACATAGAGGAGAAAAGAAATATGAAAAAAGAGCTTTACGATTTCCAGCGGCAGGCGCTGGATAGAATAGAAAGCCGCGATAATGCGGCGTTGTTTTGGCAGATGGGCGCCGGAAAGACCATCTCGTCAATACAATTGACTGAGCGAGAGACATGGAACACTCCGACGTTGATTTGCCTGGTACTAAAATCCACCGTCAGTCAGTGGATAGACGAGTTGAAAGAGCAGACAGACCGGCAGGTGTTCAATGGCTATAAGAAGAGCAAAACGGACGGTGTGAAGGCATTTATTAATGCAGCCGGTAGAAAGGCCCTGGTCATAGGTTACGACGCGTATAAAGCGAAATCCGGGGCTGAGTTGAGGCAGTACATCAATGATAATGAAGAAGAGGTCTCCATGATATGCGATGAATCTAGTTTAATAGGCCACATGACCAGCGAGAGAACAAAGGCGGTTATGAAGACAAAAGTAAGACACCGGCTGCTACTTTCCGGAACCCCGGCAACCGGCGGAAAGATGGAGGCAATGATTCCGACGATGAACATGCTGGGATGGAGTATCACGAAAGAGAAATTTTTGCAGCAGTTCTGTCACGTCTACGAATGGACAGACCCGACGCGCCCCTGGATGACTATACCGATTATACAGGGCTATAAAAATATAGATAAGCTAAGGGAGGGGTTACAGGAGCACGGCGGCAGCTTTATTACTATGGAGGAAGCCGGAGTGCAGTTACCAGCGACGACAGAGCAGATAATCTCTATACAAACCCCGCCTGAATACAAGAAATTTATGAAAAACGGCATTGTAAAAATTGGCGACCAGGAGATTATTGGTGAGAACAACCTTACAAGAATGTTATACGCCCGCCAGATTTGCTCTGTATATAACCCGGCCAAGGCGGCGGCATTAGAGGAGCTATTGCAGCAGGCAGGCGACGAGCCGGTGGTGATTTTCTATAACTGGACGGCTGAGTTATACGTTTTGCAAAAAATCAGAGAGAAATTGGGCCGGCCGATGTCAATAGTAAACGGGCAGAAAAAAGACCTGAAAGAGTATGAAAACGGGACACCTGGCACCGTTATTCTATGTCAGTATCAGGCGGCCAGTATGGGGCTGAATCTACAAAAAGCCCGCATTTGCATCTTTTACAGTCAATGCCTCTCATACAGCGATTACGAGCAGGCGAAAGCAAGAATACATAGAATAGGACAGAGTAGGAATTGCAATTTCTACAATCTCATATGTGAGGGCAGTATTGAGGAGGACATTTTGGAGACGCTGGAGCAGAGAAAAGATTATACCGAGCAATTGTTTACAGAGAAGCACGGTGCAAAAAAGGAGGAGGTGAAGGCAGCATGACAAGTCAGATAATGAGTCACATCATAGGAACCGTAATTGGCGTTATAGTAGTACTATCAATAGAACTGATAATAAAGGTAATAGATGACGCTTACTGGTCAACCAGGATTAGAGAGGGAGTCAGCCGAGATATGGCAGAGATAGATGCCGAAGAACAAGATAGAGAGCTGGAGCGCCGGGACATTCCGAAACCGGAAAAGCCCGAAGATGTGACGGTAGGTAAGGTGGATTCTAGTCTCTACTGTTCAAATAGATGTACCGTGAAAAAGGAAGGTTTTGCATTATCTTGTAAAGGAAGGATTGTGAAGATATATCCAACGAGGACAGAGGCCGAAGCCGCGCGGCTGCAGCTGTTATACGAATGCGGCAAAGACAACACAGAGGAGGATTTCACATTATGAGTATTCTAATAGGTTTCATCGCCGGATTAGTTACCGGTATTGCTCTGATGCTGGGTATATTTTTCTGCCTGGCAACAGTTACACTGAAAAAAGAAAGAGACAAGAATAAAGACAAAGAGGCCAAATAGGCCTCTTTTTATTTCCATACATAATTGCCATCAGAATCCCTGGTATAACCGAACACGGCACCGTCCTCATACTCAACATAAAGAACCCCGTTCTTATTCCAGCTGCGAGAAATGCCTCCGTGTGACCAGCGCTCCACGGAGCTCATATGAGCCGCTGTTGCCTGCATCTGTTCAAAAATATCAACACTCATATCAAGCGTCTCATCATCATTTCCACGTCTACCATGCATAATACATACCTCCCGTTAGTGATAACACAATTATACCAAAGATGCATCTGAGCCGTCAAAAAAATTTTCATTTTAAAAATTATTCTGCATATTAAAAGTGTAACCAATTATAGAACATATATAACACAGTATCATACATACAGGAGGAGAAAAAGAATGATTTTTATATATGCAGGGATAATGACTGCCGCAACCGTATTCGGCATTGGCGTTGTAATATGGTGCAGGGAGGAAATAAAGAAAATTGAAAAAGAGGAGGCAAAGAAGAATGCTTATCAGAACAGACGAAAAAATAACAATTAATGCAGACAACATCACCTGTATCGTGGTAGAAAAAGCAAAAAACGACAGGTGGGCAATCAATATATATGATGCGATGGGATGCCGTCATACTATGCATACATACAGTAGCGAGCAGAGAGCCGACGAGGCGAGATTCTGGCTGGAGCACTGGCTGGTTAAGCCGCCGGTTACTGATATTGTCATAACGGCAAGACACCTCACGCCACAGAAATTCCGAGAATTTTATCATATTGGGTATGATAGACGTTTTTCGGCAAAGAAGATTGCAGAGGCAGAAGAACAGGCAGAAAAGCCGGAGGAGTAAAACAGCAGCAGGCGTAAGCCTGCTGCCAAATTATTTTCAAAAAAAATCAAAAAACTTTTTTTTCTATGAATTTTTTAGGCATATTATATGTGTAAAAAAAATAAACCAATCAGGAGGATAAGAATATGAATGCAAGAAAAATTTTAAGAAATGTTAGAACAATGACACAGCAGGAGAGAATCGGGCTGCATAGCGGCAGAAAGTCATGGCTGCTAGATATTGCGGTTGATGATGATTTCGGGAATATCCCACGAGAGGTAATGTTTACATGCCTCAGAATGTACATAGAGCAGCAGTGCAAGAATGGCTACAAGCCGTTTCCGTTATGGTTGCATGACCTCTATAACAGCGCCGGCCAGGGAATACAGCATAGAATAGGAAAAACTATTGACACAATGGATGCAAAAAAGACATACCAGATTGACGATTATGCCGTGATTAAACTGTTAAGAGATAAGCCAAAGAACGTTATAATTGACGTTGAGGCTCTTATTAATGATTTAGATGACATCTACAACCTGGACGAACAGCGAGAGATGGAAAGCGAGCAGACGGTAATTGACAGATGGACATGGATTATTGCATGCGGAATACAGGCTGTTTTGCCGGCATCTGAATTACAGGCAGAGGGCGAGTTTTCCGGGTATGAGGAGCGAACCGTATCATATGCAGCAGCGCAGGCATTGGAACGTGTGAATGGTATGCATTACATAGAAGGAGAAAAAGTCAACGAAGGAATGATAAAGATTGCCGTAGACGCGAGATTTTTAAGCGGTGAATTTTCCGGCAATTATGAGGAGATTACAGCACCGTATGCAGACTGCAAGGCCTGGAACAACTCCAACCCGCCGGAGCTGCAGATTGTCTTTACATCATATGACAGCGAAACCGGATTATGCAGAGCAAAGAAGCCGGCTGAGTGTAATATCACAACTGATGAAAAATATAATGCCGCATACTCATATAAGCGGCAGCAGAGACAGCGCGGCAGTCATGATATAACCCCGCCGGTAATCAACGTAGATGACCTGAATGTGGAGGTACCTGAATGCCTGCTGAATTGACTGATAAACAAAAAGCAGCCCTGGAAAGATTTAAAAAATTGAAAGTCGGAGCCCTGTTTATGAGGCAGGGCACCGGCAAAACCAGGGTAGCGCTGGAACTGGTAAACTACAACAAGCCGGATTATCTATTATATATTGCCCCAGTCAGCACTATTGAGAACGCCAGGACAGAGATAGAAAAATGGGGCTGCTGCTGCCCGTATGACATTATTGGATATGAAACAATAGCCTCAAGTAATAAGAAATACGTAGAGATACACGATAAAGTGGAAAAGCTGAAAGAAGACGGTAAAAGAACCTTCATCATTGCAGATGAAAGCATATTTATCAAAAACGGCAAGAGCAAAAGAACATTCCGGGCGAAGGAATTGCGGCGATTCTTTGACTATGCATTGATATTAAACGGCACTCCGTTAACCCGTAATGAATGGGATTTGTTTAATCAGATGGACTTCCTCTCTAACAGAATCCTCAATATGAATTACAGGGAGTTTATCAAGATGTTCTTTGTAGAACACGAACACAACGGGCAGCGGTATCACACATTTTACGAGCCAAACCGCCCGGCGCTGGTGAAATTATGCGCCCCGTATGTATATGAGGCGGACTTGGATTTTGAGAATGAAGAACACAGTTATATGCGATGGGTTACATGTTCACAGACTGCATATAAAGAGGCAAAAGAGAGGGTTTTGGAGGCATACGGTGATTACAGCATTGATTCATTGCTGACGCTGTTTTCCGAGCTGCAGAGGATTGCCGCGAATATGCCGGCCAAAAATGAAGCTGTTGCCGAGTACATAACCGGCCGGCAGTGCATCTGTTTCTGCAATTATAGGGATGAGATAGAGCAGATACAAAAATTATGCGAGTGTTATGTTATTACTGGCGAGACAACACTGAAAAAGAGAAAAGAGATAATTAAGACGTTCAGGGAGGACGGGAACAGGCCGCTGTTAATCATGTTAGGTTGCGGTTCATTTGGCCTGAATCTGCAGTTCTGCAATGAGATTGTATACAGCAGCATTAATTTTGACTATGCCAAGATGGAACAGTCACAGTATAGAATCAAGAGAATGGGGCAGGAATCAGACATCTCATACAGATACATTTTAGCAGATACGGGCATCAACCGTATGATGCTGAAGAATTTGGATAAAAAGGAAAGTCTGCTTGATATCATAAAACGGCTGATAGAGGAGTCGGCGGGAAAAGAGGTCTAAGAAGCCTCTTTTTTTTATGTAAAAAAAATTTTTATTTTTTAAATTATTCGGCATATTAAATATGAAGGATAAAAAAGGGAAGCATGAGAGAATAAGAAAAGGCGAACAGATGTACGATTTTTATTTTTCAAATTATTCTTCATATTAAATATAGAAAGATAAGGAAGAGTAAAAACAAAATCTTTCAAAAAAAATTTTTATTTTTTAAATTATTTAGCATATTAATAGTGTAAGAAAAAAAATGGAATAAACGCCCCGGCATATAGTATAGAAGATGAAGAGATAAAAGAGCCCGGAGAGCGAAGCGAAAAGCGTTTTTTATTCTATAAATTTTTCAGCATATTATATATGTAAAGACAAGGAAGAGTTAACACAAAGTCTTTCAAAAAAAATTTTCATTTTCTAAATTATTTAGCATATTAATAATGAGAGATAAACGCAGGGGAATATATGAGATGAATAGAGGAACCCCGGGAGCGATACAAAAAATGATTTTTATTTCTCAAAAGATTTAGCATATTAATAATAGAAGGAAAAGAAAAAAAATGAACCGCCGAGAGCGGCAAAAATTTTAAACAAAAAAAACACGCATATGATATATGTGAAAAACAGGAGGAAAAAAGATATGAAAAAAGAAAATAACAACACAAACATTAATACAAATATTAAAAATCAGGAGGAAAAAGTTATGAGAAAAGAAATAAAATTAGAAAAATTTACAGATGAGGACATGATTAGATACGAATGGGAGCTGAACGCTCTGTATCAAGGCAGGGAACATTTTATCAGAGATTTTCAGGAGTTATATATTAACGGCAATTGCCAGATTGAGGAAATCAACAATGCAATTCCAATGATGATTGATTATATCAATGATTTCGCAACGAGCGCCAGAGTATGGAACAACATCCTGGAAACCAGTAAATACAAATCATTTTATGCCAAAAAATCTGAATATGACAACAAAGAAATGAATGAGAATATAAAAACGCGAATCTTGAATTCATACAGACCAACAGAAAATGACGCAGAGCAGGTTGTATACAGAATATATGCAACAATCGCAGTTGCAGTATATAACGCAACATTTGCACCTGATGGACAGTATAGAGTTGTAAAAATGGCATACAGAGACTACAAAAAGAAATTTATTGTACCACCTGAAAGATACGAATACACATGCGTCAATACATTAAAATGTATGGCTGTATATGTAAAAACTGGTGAGTACGACCCGGAGACAAAAACTATTGAGGTTTACATCCCTGCTAATTGGGATGGGGATGACGCTAGATGGTGGTGTGCACGTAAAGCGGGAGACCTGCCAGAGATTGCAGCTGAAATGGCACAGATGGCAGCAGAGGCTGTAGAGAATGATAATAATGAAGAGAATTCAACAACAGAGGAGGAAAAGGAAATGAAAAAAGAAATGATGATTGAAACAGTTGAAAATACATACGACATAGTAGGAGCAGCAAGAACGATTAATAACTACACAGGAATCAGTGATAATGAATTTGAATCTGATTATGTAGAGTATATCGTCAGAAACCTGTTTGACGAAGACGAGATAAAAGAGAGAGAAAAGCAAGACCGCCTTATTGAATATTACGAGCAGCAGCCAGAAAAATTCTTTGAGGAGCTCGATTCTGAGGATTTGGTCATCCGAATGGCTGAAGACCTTATAGAGATAGAATACGCTGAGATATCAGCACGGTACGGGTTTAAGGAACTGAATTACAGCCCATATGACCCTGAATATGCAACAAATGAGGCAGACTATAACTGGGAAATGGGATTAGATAGAGCATGCATGATAAATGAAATTAAGCAGGCAATTCCAGAACTAAAAAGAAGAATGAACGCTGTAACTTTTAAGAAGCTTATAGACTGGTGCAAAACATTTGGATATGGAGATTGGCGACGATTTGGTGTGGACGATTTAACAGCAATGATATTCGACTTAAAACGCGGGTACTCTCCGGAGGAATGTTTGAAATACACTATTGAATCAGAGGTAATATTTGGAAGGTGATTAAGATGATTTATCTAGGACTTAACGATGAAACTAAAATAGAAAAGATAACGGCATATGCAAAGGCAAATAATATACAGCATATCATTATTTTTTCAGGTGAGATAGGCGGGCAGATAACTAAGAACAAGACGGTTGAACCATCACATAGCTTTCACCTTGATATAAAGGCAATAGCGGCAGCATTAGAAATGCAGCCGCTGCCTTACACATATGGGGGCGAGGCGCCGATAGTGATACCGGAAAAAGTGATTGAGCAGTATGGATGGGCTGACTGCATTGAGTACAAAGTTTTCTATAATCTTTTGGGGCGTATAGATAGTACATACATGATTGTAATTAATGAGTTTATGCGGAGTAAGAATTCAAGCGCCCTGGAATACAACTGCATTGAAAAATATACCGGCCAGACGCCTCATATTATGACATTTGAATATTTCCCGGTAATAGACAGCAGAAAGGATTTTATGATGTTGATTAACTTAGATACATCAAAAAGATTCAAGAGCGTTTCTATTAATGACATGGACTTTTCATTGATACAGGTTGAAGGCATCAGAAGACAACCCGAGCTGACCGTTGATGAGATACAGCTGACAGAGAAGGATAAAGACACATATAGGAAAAAGGTAGAGTCTTTGTTTGACAATCTTGGAAATAAAGACCCGGAGACAATACCAAGAGAGGCTCATGTATGGACAGGGAAATACAAAAAGAAAGCAATAAAAGAAAGCGAAAAATATATTGCCCGGAATGCAAGATTCAAGATGGGGAATGTAACAACATATGACCACATTGAAGCGGGAGAACAATACAAAATCATTGATTTCTGTCACCGGAGGTTATCTTTTAATGATTATCTAAAAAGAACCGGAGAAGATACGGTGGAATATATAAGCACCGGGCTATCAATAGATGAGGTTTACATAAATCAATACAAAGAATGGAAAAAGGAGTGTGAATATATATATGATAAAGCAGGTTTATAATCACGATGAAACGGTTGCCGAAGCATTATTCAGGCGGCTGAATTACATATTTGATAATTTTGACAACATACAGGTATCAATAAGCGGAGGGAAAGATTCAACAGTGTTATGCTGGGCTGCCTTACAGGTGGCAAAAGAGCGAGGACGCAAGATAAGCATATTTTTCTTAGACGAGGAAGCCGTTTACGACTCTACTATTGAACAGGTTAGATGGTTAATGAATCTATATCCAGAAAACACAATCAAGGAATGGCTACAGATTCCGTTTAATCTTACAAACTCAACATCATTAGAGGAAGGAGTGTTGAAATGCTGGGAACCGGGAAAAAGTAATATTTGGATGAGACACAAAGAGCCTGACAGTATAAAGGCAAAACCCTGGGATGAAAAATTTGAAACTATAAGATGTAAAGAGGTCGGTCTTGGGTTCTATTCAGTTCTTGACAACTGGCAGCGAGTGCATCCGAACACAGCGTTTCTTGTAGGACTGAGAGCAACCGAATCTCCAAACCGATACAGAGCAGTTGTTAAAAATCCCGGATTTAAAGATTGCTTTTGGAGCACGAAAAAAGAAAATGGAAGTGCGAATTTTTACCCGCTGTTTGATTGGAATTTCCACGACATCTGGAAGTTCATATATGACAACAACATCAGATACAGTAAGATTTACGATTATCAATATAAGAAAGGCATGGGGTTACAAGAGATAAGGGTGTCTTCACTCATACATGAAAAATCATTTAAGGCATTAGTAGAACTTCCCGAATTTGAGCCAAAAACATTTGATAGGTTGTTGAAACGATGCAAGGGTATTCAAGTCGGAAATTTATACGGAAGAGATAAGCTTATGTTGAAATGCCGGAAGCTGCCGAAAAATTATAAGTCTTGGATAGAATATAGAGATTTTCTTTTGAATACATACCCAGACGAAGACAAAAAATGGATATTTGAAAAAAGATTCGCAGCACAGCTAAATAATAACTATGTAGCGCGGCAGCAGTGCAGACAACTGATTTTAAATGACTACGAAAACAACTTACCAGTAAAAAATACAGAAGACCCGCGAGACGCGGAGATTGAAAAATGGAGGAAATTATTATTATGATGACAGAAATTAATACAAAAGAAGGAAAAATCAAGTTACCGTGCATGATGCCGGTAATAGTACCAATTGAAAAGGTGATGGCGAACAATTACAACCCGAACCACGTATCAGAAAATAATATGCAGCTGTTATTACAGTCTATTAAAGACAACGGCTTTTGTTTCCCGGTTGTAGTTATCTACGACGAGGAAATTGACCGATACGTAGTTATTGACGGTTTCCATAGATATCTTATTTTCAAAGACTACTTGGAGGCTGATTGTATCCCGGTTGTAGTTCTGGAGCACAGCATGGCAGAGCGAATGTCAGCAACAGTACAGTTTAACAGAGCCCGCGGAGTTCACCAAACAGACCTTATGGGTGACCTTGTGCAAGGGTTGGTATCACAGGGAATGAAAGACGACGAGATTGCACAGCACCTTGGAATGGAATTAGAGGAAGTTTACAGATTAAAACAAATTACAGGCATTGCAGAACTGTTTAAAAATCAGATATACAGCAAATCTTGGGACATGCAGGAGGTAAATTAATATGGAAGCAAAATGGAAAGATTGGGAATATGGCGGATTTTATAAGAATTATGACATGACAGGGCTTATTAAGGCTGGAATGGGACATGTAATGGTACATGATATTTATGAAGATTGTCCGGAGTTTCTAAAAGAGGCGGATTGCCTCTTTTGTGACCCGCCGTGCAGTGTAGGAAACCTGAAGACTTTTTACACAAAGGCAGACAGAACAGACTACAAGGAAACATATGAACCGTTCATAGATAGATTCTTTAAGTATGTTGACGAAATACAGCCGAAAATAATGTATGTTGAGGTATTTGCCAGCAACAAAAACGCATTTATAAGAGAATGCGAAAAAAGGTTCAAGTATGTGAATGTTGATGATAGTTACTACTATCACAATTCCAAAAATAAGTGCTGGATTATTAGATGCGGGCATGAGGAAGAAGCACCAGGGCCTGAGAAGATAATTGATGAGGAAACTTACATCAGGTGGGTTTGCAAAAATGTTGACTTTAAATGTATTGCTGACCCGTGCATGGGAACCGGATTGGTGGGGCTTAATGCTCATAAAAATGAAAAGAAATTCGTAGGAACAGAGTTAAACAAAAAGCGCCTGGCAATTTTGCTGCAACGCATAGACGAGTATGACGCAAAGCAGACAGAAAAGGAAATAAAAAAAAGAAAAAGAAATCTTCATAACTAGAATTATTAAACAGGAGGAAAAGACAATGCCAATGTATTTAACGATAAAAGTGGAATCATTGCCGATGATTCTAAGGACAGAAAACATAAAGAATATCCGCATAATGGAAATAAAAGAATCCGTCGTAGACGAAGTTGTTTTTCATAAGGATTCAGTAGAGTATGATAAAGAATATGTAATTGTAATTAATATGAATTATGGAGTTGAATATCTTTCGGGAATCTATACAGATGAAAACAGAGCGAGAGAAGAATTTAAAAATCTTGCCGACATAATAGCAGAGCCTGGGCCTAACAGCGATTACCGTACAACCGATAAGACAAAGCCAGAATGGACAAAAATAAAGAAACTAATTGCCTCTGATGAATTATCAGATGCGATAAATCTACCCCACACCTCGCCCGGACAGGGATAATATGAGGACACGCGGATATATCAGGTGGATATGTAAGCAGAAAAGGAAAGAAAAAGATTGGCAAAACACAATAAGCAGCCGTAAGGCTGCTTTAATTGTGATATAATAAAGGGACAAAGGAAAGCGAAAAAACAAAGAGAGGACAAAATATGGAATACGAGATTGAAAAGCTAGGCTATAACCCGGCGAGAGCTGAATCTATTGAGAGATATGCTCAGGGACTGATAGGCCTGACCATCAGGGAGGCTGTAGGCGAATATGCCGTAGAGGCAAAAAGAAACAAGGGCAATTTGGGACAGTTGATAGAAAAGGGGTACTTTGGATATGAAAACAACAACGAATCACTGCCAGATTTTTACGAGGCGGGGGTTGAGTTGAAACTGACGCCATTTAAGAAAAACAAAAATGGCTCTTACTCAGCGAAGGAAAGACTCATCATAACTATGATTGACTATATGAAAGTCATTTATGAGGAGGACCTGTATACGAGTCATTTATGGACAAAGGCCAGCAAAATCCTTCTTGTAGAATATCTATATAAGAAAGACATCAGAGATACTTTGGATTACAAAATAAAATACGCCACTTTGTTCTCACCACAACGGGAAGACCTTCCAACAATAGAGGCAGACTATCACATAATAGTTTCAAAGGTTCAGGCCGGAAAGGCTCATGAATTATCAGAAGGAGACACGTATTATCTAGGAGCAGCGACGAAAGCACAGTCTGCAGCAGATAGAAGGCAGCAGCCAAACAGCCCGGAGCCGGCAAAACCGAGGGCGTTTTCTTTTAAGACAACATATATGACATATATTTTAAATCACTATGTCATGAGAAAGAAGCCGAGAGAAGAAAAGATAATTCAGGAAAGGACAGATAAAGACCTCGCTTCATATATCATAGACAGAATAAGCAGGTATGAAGGAGAGTCTACATACTTATTAAGCATCAAATTCGGTATGATGATACTAGAATCAGAGACTTCAAAAAACCTTGCGGCAAGACTAACATATAGAATGCTGGGGGTTACAAGCAACCGCGCAGAAGAGTTGTTAAAGGCAAATATAGTCGTAAAAACAATCAGAATAGAGAAAGGCAAAAGCAGAATTGACGAAAATATGTCTTTTCCGACTATAAAATTTAAAGAGCTTGCGGAGGAGACCTGGGAGGAATCTAAATTTGCAAGATATCTCCACGAGAAGAAATTTCTGTTCGTAGTGTATGAATATGAAAAGAAAAACAAAAAAAAGAAAAAGAAAAAAGTGGATAAAGAACAGGAGCCCGAGGAAATGATACTGAAAGGCTGCCAATTCTGGAACATGCCGTATAATGATATTGAGGAGCATGTTTCAAAGGTATGGCATAAGACACAGGAAGTAATAAGGAGTGGAAATTTTGGGTATAAAGATGAGAACGGCCAGATGCACTACTATTTCCCGAAAAAGGCGGATTCTCCTGTGTGTCACGTAAGACCACATGGAAGCAGCAATAAGGACTGTGACGAGATGCCAAATGGCATTATGTGTCCAAAGCAAAGCTTTTGGCTAAACAAAGAGTATGTCTATTCTCAATTAGAAGAAAGATTAAAATAACCACTAGAACATATTTTTGTTTTGTGATACAATAAGAAGATTTCACGAGACAAAGGGGATTTTAACTATGATAGATAAGACAGTTTGCGAATTATTTGCAGGTGTTGGAGGATTTAGATGCGGTCTAAACTCAATAAAGAGCATAAACGAGACAGAGAAGAACAGCGGGAGGCCGGAAAAGTGGAAGACCGTTTATTTTAGTCAATGGGAACCGGCCGATAAGAAAACGCAATGGGCGCATGATTGTTATGTAAACCGTTTTGGCGCCTGCCAGGACTTAAACGGAGTAGACACAACTAACTACGACATAAACACCGTAGACAAAAGCACTATCCCGGAGCATAATCTGCTTGTTGGCGGGTTTCCGTGTCAAGATTACTCTGTAGCGTCATCATTAGCCTCATCTAAAGGGCTTGAAGGCAAAAAGGGCGTTTTGTGGTGGGATATCCGTGATACATTAGAGGCAAAAAGCGCGCCTTTCGTACTACTGGAAAACGTAGACCGCCTTTTAAAGAGCCCGGCATCACAGCGCGGCCGCGATTTTGGTGTGATTCTGGCGTGCTTCCGTGACCTTGGATATACCGTAGAGTGGCGCGTAATCAATGCTGCAGATTATGGATACCAGCAGCGCCGCCGCCGCACTTTCATTTTTGCTTATAGGAATGATACTCATTATGCCGGAACAATGCCGGCAGATATGGAAGATGTACTCCTGAAAGATGGCTTTTTTGCAAAAAGCTTTCCGGTAATAGAGACAGAGGCGAAGTTGAAGACAGCGGCGCTGCCTGCAGAGGTTGGCGAGGTTTCAAAGGATTTTCATTTCTTATTTGAGAACTCAGGGATAATGACCGCGGGCGTAATATATACGGCAAAAACGACGCCGAGATATGCAGGAAAGCAGACAACGCTTGGCGATATTATGGAAGCGGGAGATGTTGCAGAAAAGTTCTTTATACCAAAAGATAGGTTATACTATGCAGAGCCGGAAGTACAGCATAGTGACGAGACCGAAGGCAGATTGCCGGAGAATGACCGTAAGACCTGGCAATATATAAAGGGCGGGAAAAAACTCTTAAGAAAATCAGCAAGCGGGCACGAATATGTGTTTTCGGAGGGGCCGATTTCAATGATTGATGAGTATGATAAGCCAGCAAGAACGATGTTAACGAGCGAGGGCTCTTTTAATAGGAGCACTCATATTGTGAGAGACAAAAAGACCGGCAAGATAAGATTGCTCACACCGATTGAGGCAGAGAGGATACAGGGCTTTCCGGACGATTGGACAAAGGAGTGTCTGGTAAACGGCGAGGCAGTAGAGATGCCGCTAAATAAACGCCGCTTTATGATGGGGAACGCGCTGGTTGTGAATCTCATAGAGCAGATGGAAAGACAATTGTCAGATATTTTTGATAACGAATAAGAAAAAGCAGCAGGTAATAGCATTAAGCTTTGCCTGCTGTTTTTTATAATAAATATGTACAATATGCACAAAAACAGAGAAATATTTTTGTGAAAACTGCTTCAGCAAGGCCTGAGCTCTTTACAAAAGATATTCCGGCGTTGTATTATGCAGATAACAAGAACAAAGGCGCCCCCGTTCTTATAAAAAAAATAAATAAAGAACAGGAGAAAAAAATATGATAGAAGAGACTATGGAGCTCGTTATTGATGAATACCATAAAAAAAGCAAGTCCATTGAAGATGCGGGGTTATTAAAAAACGTAACTGGTAAATTGTCAGAAGGTCGCAAAACAAACATAGAAGAGTTATACATGGATGTCGCCTTCGCTGATTTAGTAAACGGCATAGGGTTAGAAACGCCGGCGATTCACTTTATCATTGCTGGGTTATACACTATACGAACATTTGACTCCGACACATGGAGCCATCTTAAAGCAGCAGCAGAGCAGAACAAAATAACAGAGGAAATGTTAGATACAGCAATTATGACATATCAAGCAAAGCCTTTGCCTCATGCAGAGTTTCCTATATTCATGGGGATATTCTTAGATAACGAACGACTGGAAGGAACGCCGAAATGGCGAAAGTTTCTGGCAAAAACAATCTTAGCAACAACGAAATACGCCAGACCAGCGTCGCCGAGTGCTTCTCCTGACATAATTATGCCGGCGCTGAAACATATGAACGACACTTCTCCGGAGCTGGTTTATAAGACATCATCCGAAGTTCGGGAAGAATGGGAATTATGGCGCGAACAAGCGAAATATTTATAAAAACAACCAGCACCGCCCCGGGGAAACCCGAGGGCGGTCTTTTTATATACAAAAAAATTTTCAAAAAAATTTTTATTTGTCATATTAATAATGGAAGGATATTTCAGTTCCTTTCATAATTCCAATTTCTTTGCCCCGGGCGTAGCAGCCCGGGATAATAGAAGAAAAAATATAGGAGGAAGAAAAAAAATGAAAATTGTATATTGCGAAAACATAGATATGTTTTTCTTAGGCAAATATAAAGAAAGTCCTGATTTAAATAGAGCAATGAAGGGAATCGGGCCGGATGCAACAATTATATTAACCGACCCGGAACACAGTCGCTGCGAGGCAGTGATTCACATGAGGGAATTCTTCTGTAAAGCGATAAATCTGGAAGGCTTCTCACAGTTAGACCCGGATGGCTTAGAAATTGTGGATAACGGCGACGCGGGAAACATGCTGTATAAGCCGATTCATAAAGATGACCCAGAATACCTCACGTTCTATGCATACGACACAAAGGAAAAGGCAGAGGCTGCAAAAGAAAGAATACGAGAGGCAATTAAATTTTTTAATGGAGGAAAAGGAAAATGCAGAACATAGGATGTGAATTTAGCGGAGTGTATGAATACAGCAAGATAACCAGTAATGACGGAGAGCAATTCTACACTGGGCGTTTACGCAGAGACAACGGGGAATCAGAATCGTGGAGTAAGGATTGGACGCCATTTATTCCAGCAAGGGAAAATATTACTATTGAAAAGCTCAGATTAAAAAATGATATGCGAGATTATACATTTGCAAGTATTAAGGAAGAATGCGAAAAGTTCGGCATAGATGAGTTAGTTGTTGAAATACACTTCAATGTATCGGATTACGATGCGATATGCACAGGGGCAAATGTAAATATTTTATCATATAAAATGAGTGATGAAACTACTACACTGACCTCAGGTGGGTTGTATAAAATCAAAGCCAATATTGAGGCAAAAACGGCAGCCTGGTATGGTGAAGACGGAAGACTGACGGCCTTCCTTAAAGACTGGAGAAATTACGGGATGAGAAAAAGAATTATTAACATATGCGATTGGGAAACCGACCCGAAATTTATAAGGGCAGAGCCGAAGGATTTTTCAAATATGTCAGACGATGAAATTATTAGCTTCCACAGAATCCACGAGTCAACCGTCTCAGGAGCAGACATTGCGATTTCGGCTTATAAATTCGGCGGGGCAAGGCATGCTAACCGAATCATGGATATATTCTATCAGATGAGCAAATATCCCGTATACATTGATTGTTGATATGGCAGCAGAGAAGAGCTTTGAGAACAAAATAAAGGCCGAGCTACACACTAAAGGCGCTTGGCGAGTTAAATTCTTCGCGAACGCATACACCCCGTCAGGCATACCCGATGTGTTAGCCTGTTACAACGGGCGCTTTTTAGGCATAGAGGTCAAGGGAGGCACATCATACGGCCTGACCGAGCTGCAAAAATACAACTTGAGATGCATACGAGATGCCGGCGGTATAGGCATATGTGTATACCCGAGCGGCTGGGAACAATTCCTGCAGCTGCTGGATGACATACAGGCCGGGCGGGCAATAGATATCAACGATGATAATTACATTATGAAGTGACACAAAGAGAGGGCATATGTACAACACTGAACGGGAGTTGGCAGAGGCAATACAAAAAGAATATGTAAAAAGAGGCATAAAAAGACCTGAGCGGGACGAGCTGACGCCGGTAATCGTCAGGGAGTATTTAAAGGCACTGATACTGAATTGTATACAGATGTATATGGATACGCAAAACATGGATTATGCGTGCACGCTGAAAATCTTGCTGCGGCTGTTTTACGTGTCAGAATTTGACGGCAAGGCGAGACGGAGCCAAAGTACAGAGGCTGAGCTGATTATGGACGTAATCATGCCTGAGCTATACGAGGAGAGGCCGCCAGCCGAGATTGCCGAGATGGCAGTAAGACTACTGCCAGAGATACGACAGCAGAGGCACCGCGAGCTGCGGCAGCAGCGAGCGGAGGAGGAGCGCCGGCGAGGGCGAGAGAGGTATTGGAAGAAGAAAAATAAGCGGTGAGGCGTTTGAAGCCTGCCGCTTTTTATGTTATGCTGTCAATATGGGAGGTGCAAAGTATGAATGAATATATAAGAAAATTACGGCAGATGTTACTTTTTGAGGGCTCTTGCGTTACCAGCAGATGCGGCCGAGGCGGCGGGGTTTACGAATATATACAGCGCGAGTTTGCTTATAATGAGTGCAGAATGGACGGCGGAGAGTTGTCAAAAAGAAATATTACAAGTATGTTTGAGAGTGGGCTCATATGTGCAGCCGAGGACGAGATGCTGTTTCGCGCCGAGGATATCATAAATGCAGACAGGATTTTTGCGGCGCTGCAGTATGCGATTACAGAGTGCATGTATGATATGACAGGCGAGGATATACAGGAGATACAGAGGCGTATGGGAGCAGGGCAGAGCATACCGGGCAAGATAGAAGAGAAGCCGGAAACATTAAGAGACATTGCAGCGCGCCATATAGAGTGGATTGAGGCTGGCGGAGACGCGAAAACCGCCCGTATAATTGCCTTTATGCAATGCCTACAGGCAGATATTGCCCCGTTTATCATACACGCCGAGAACAAAACGGAGTATGAGAGCCGGCTGGGCAGCCCGGAGCGGTTAGAACAGTTTTTCAGGGTGGAGCAGCGGCAGTTCTACAGAGAGACCGAACCAATGGTGATTGACCAGATATAAGAGATATGCGGCGGATTTCTCCGCCGCTTTCCCTTTATATAAGAAGTAAAGCAATATTTTTACGAGATGTAAACGACATCATGAATTTACATTTTTTTTGCGGATTTTCTGCCGGTGAAAAAGCGGCGGATTTTTTTTGCGTTTTGTAAATTTCATTGATATAATATATGTAGAAAATATGAAAGGGCGGTGAAAGAAATGATAATAAATATTGAAAAAATAAGAGAAAAAAGAAGGCTTAAACAGCTTGAGACAGCATTAGACCTCACCCCGGAGGAGACAGCGATGATTTCCGAGCGCTGTAAAGAGATGCAAAAAGAATTGGCGGAGAGAGCCGGCTGTGAGGATTACCCTTTCAATATAGAGTTGCCGGACGGGACGATTGCGGCAGACCGTGACGAGGTTGAGGAATGGTATGCGAGGAACGGCGGCAGGATATGAGGGCGTTTTGCCCGCATAGACTAACGCCCCGGAGTATAATTGAGGCCAGGGTTTTCTTTCCTTTCTTTGTTACCTGGCCGCGGGGCGGTAATCTATGCGGGCAATTATTCTGCATATTATATGTAGGCGGGAACCAATAAAAATAAAAAAAACATACATTCCTTTCTTGAAATAAATCCCGCCTGTTTGTTGTTATAGTTGTGTTTCCTTTGACAATTGCCCCGGTGAAAGCCGGGGTGATTTTTTTGAAAAAAAAGCGGCAAAAAGCGTTACACTTTTTGAATTTTTCAGCATATTATATGTGAGCCCGAACGAGGGCTGAATATAATTTCATGACGTTCTCCTGAGGCGCTTGGGCGAAGCCCGGCGCCTTAAAAAAAACGTTTTTCATTTTTTAAATTATTTATCATATTATATATATGAGGTTGAAAGAGCCTCATATGTAGAGGAGCGGTACAATTACCACCATACGACACCACCGCCCTTTACATAGGCAGCAGGAGACAACACGGACGGCGACACATAGCAAGTTATGAAAGCGAGATATAAAACAAAGAAAGAATTTCCCCCTGCTGCCGCAATATTTCTTTTTCATATTTATTTCACGCGGGGAGCATCTCCCGCGTGGCGGGGCGACCCGCAAACTCCTCCATAATTCCTCCATAATTTATTTTATATAGCCCTGCAGGTTCACTCCCTGCAGGGCGTTTTTTATGTAAGCCAAAGCCGGCCTAGCCCGGTCCGGCCGGGTTTCCCGCATACTAAAAATGCAGCGCAAAAAGCATGCAAAAAAATTTTCACTTTTTAAATTATTCTGCATATTAAATATGAGGATAAAAAAACCGTAAAAAAAATGCGGTGATTCCTCACGACGACAGAATAGAAAAAAATGATATATACGGAACAGGAGGAAAAAGCTATGATAAAGAACATAGATATGAATAAGGTCAATGAGTTGGCCGATAAAATAATTAAAATGAAAGAGATAGGGCTGAACACGACCGCCCTGGAGCAGATGCTGCAGCAGATGATGGCAGCAGCAATGCAGCAGCCGGAACCGGAGCCGGAAAAAGAAAAGGAACCGGAAAAAGAGAAGCAATACTACCAGGTAGAAGAGAAAGACGGGTTAAAATTTATAACAGTCCCGAAAACACTCGCCAGTACATTTGAGAGAGGCGATATAAGCCTCGTAACTACAAAGGAAATGTTCTACGAGGATATATTGTATTATGAGGCCTGTATGGTTCCGGGGGCGACAACCAGAAATAGGGTAAAATATTTGCTGGAACAAAAGGCAAAGGAATTAGGTGGAACGGCATTATGTAAGCTGTTTAATCAAAATTACGTGGCCAAAAAGAAAGAAATAAAGGAAAAGAGAGAAGCGGAAGAAAAAAGGCTGGCAGAGGCCTTTAAAGAGAGGCAGGCAGCAGAGGCAGAGGAAAGAAGGAGAGCTGGTAATATGACAAAATTCTCTGATTTGCCCGAGGGCTGCAAAAATCTTCATATAGGAGAGGGATGGATTGCCGATGATGAGGGCATCTACATGTTAGAGGACAACGGAAAGACTGTAAAGCGGACAGAGGCCGCAAAATTTCCTTTCCTGGTTGATTGCCTTTATCAGCCGTATGATGTAGGAGCAGCCGGTCCGGGAAAATGCGGAATCAGATTCAAGAGCATTCACGGAGACTGGTGCCGGAAAATTGTAGAGCAGGCGACGCTAATGAACGCGCAGCAAGTTTTGAGTCTGGCCAAGGACGGGGTGATAATCAACAGTCACAGGGCTCTACCTTTTACAGATTATGTCACATCTATGATTGAGGAGTCAGTAACCAGACATGAAATCCCGATACATAAAATGTCATCAACGCTTGGATGGACTAGTGATTATGAAGAATTTCTGCCATTTACTGACGAGAAATTTGTTTTTGAGAAAGAGGATGATTTCCCGGAGCTCATGAGAAATTTGACAAAGCCAGCCGGAAAATATGAGGATTGGCTGGCCACATACAAAGAAGTAAGGGCGACAAAAGTAACGATGTTCAATTTTGCGACAATTGCTCTTTTTGCGTCACCGATAGTTGGTATGCTGCCAGACGTGCAGAACGGCTTCATTTGCAACATCTACGGAAAAACTCATGTAGGTAAGTCAATTTGCAATATGATGGCCGGAACCATATGGGGCAGAACCGGAATAGACGGATATGCAATCTCTATGAATGGAACATATACAGGTATTGAAGTACGCATGAACGCAATGAAAAATATTCCTCTTATTATAGAGGATGCAAACAACACGGACGACCCGGAAGAGATACCAAAATTTATCATGACCGCATCAAACGGCGTCGGCCGAATCAGAGCGACAAAAAGCCTTGGAAACAGAGCAGTATTGAAGTGGAACATGGTCATCTTGTCAAACTCCGAGGCTACTCTGACATCATATGGACACAAAGGCAAACATTCCGGCAACGGCGGCATCTACACCAGAACGTACGAAACGAAAGCAGAAAAAACATTCCCAAAAGCATGGGAAAAAGACGCGGACAGATGGAAAATGTTTTTCGCGTCTAACTATGGACACGCTGGGAGAGAATTTATTAAGGTATTGAAAAAGGTCAAGGTAGAAGGAATACAAAAGCTGAAAATGAAATTCATGAAAGAAATTCGTGAAAAGGCAGCGGCAGCAGGCCGGTCAGTAGAGCAGGCGGAGGGTCTGGCGATACTGATGGTTGCAGACTATCTGTCAGAAAAGTACATCTTTCAGGATGGCATTACCTTTACTATTGATGAAATGTTACAGTTCACAGCAGAAAAAGATGTTGTGCAGCCGGCGGTTAGATTTTACAACAAGCTTGAAGATTTAATGCTTGTACACTCTGATAGATTTGAGGGAACAGACCCGAAGAGAGACGAGCAGATTATCAGCGAAGAGAACACGAGAACCTGGCAGGGAGAGTATTGGGGACTGTATACAATTGAGAACCAGGAAAGATGGCTATGCGTTGACGGTCATATCCTAGATAAATGGATGGCTGATTATGGCGTAGACCGAGGATTATTCTTTGACTATCTGAGAGAGAACAACCTCATAAACAGTGATAAAGGCGGAACGACACGTAAAACGCAATCCGCGATAAAAGACAGGCCGCGCCTGGTAAACATTAAGCTTCCTGAACTACATGAGGATGAGGCATCCGAAGATAAGAAAGAAGGCAAGAAAGAAGACAAGAAAAAGGATGAGCAGGACTGGCAGCAGCAGATAGAATATATTGACCCCGATGAAATTCCCTTCCCTCCGATTGAGGAGGTAAATCCATTTCAAAAAGCGGCAGAAGACGTAAACAACAGAAAGCAAAATAAGTAAGACTGGTTGAAGAGCCTGAGCGAAAGCCCGGGCTCTTTCTTCTTGTCCGGGCGCCGGGCGGGCGATTTGGCGGTCATTTGGCCGGCCGGCTGGGCGCGCCTGGGCGGATGCGGGCGGCGCGAGGGCTGGAAACCCGCATAAAATGGGCATTCTTGAAATTTCTGCCCAGCTGCCCAGCTGCCCAGACGGAAATACTATATATATAGGAGAAAAAAAAGAAAAAAAATAATTTTTTTATTTTTTTATTTTACTCTATATAGAATGATTTTTTTACCTGGGCAGCTGGGCGGATTGATATATTATGAATAAAAATACAATATATAGTATATAATATGTATAAAATATACAATATATTGTATAAAATTGCATATTTAAACAATATTTAGTGCCCAGGTATTATCTGGGCAGGGCTGGGCAGTCTGGGCAGAGTGTAGTGTATTGGTTATCCGTAATTGTATTGGCTACCGGTAGGTTGAGATATTGCCCGTATAAAAGAAAAATATTCGCGGCCGGGAGTTTGCTGGCGGAGGCTTTTCTTTTTTTCAGCCGGAAAGAGTGTTATGTGTCAGCCGATAAATTACCGGCTGCTGCAATCCTTCTTTTTATACGGGCACCATCATTACCGGCAGAGATAACGTATATACAAGGACGGCGGCTCCGCCGCCGTCCGGCCAGTAATTTTTGCGGATTTCTACACCACCAAAACGCGAGCTGCGGGCGGTTGGCTGTATACCTGCTATATGATATAATCTGCCATATACAGAGGAGGTGTACATATTATGAGTGACGTATTGCACGAACACGCGAGGATGTTGGCGAGAAACCTTTTACGATTGCAGATATGCACTATTGGAGAGATTGCTGAAACGCTGGAACTAGAACCCCCGGAGGTACAAGAGCTAGCTGTTGAGGTATATGACGAGCGGGCGGAACAGCTGACGGCGCTGCGGCAAATTATGAATGATATAAAGGAAGGACATACCGGGCGGCAGCAGCAAGAGGCCTTGCTTTTTGACGCAATTGGCATTCTGAATCAATGCCTGCATAGGAGAGAACCGGGGCGCGGTGAGACTGCCGATATCAGAAACTGGATAAGAAATCTTGCAGACTGCGACCTGACGCTCTACCTTGATAGACTGTATGCTGGCGGCATTGACGGGGAGATATTGATTCACGGAGGAGCGTTTCTTGATGGCATATATGCACTTTTTATGCGTACACATTACGACGACCTGCGGCGTCACGATGATGATTTTAATGAGCCTGACACCACCGCCGCCCCGCCCGCGCCGGATGCCGCGCCCGCCCCGCCCGCGGACGCTGCCGCGGCCGAGGCTTATGCGCGGGATGAAGCGCGCGACGATGCATTTTTTGACGGTTATGAACACGGCCACCGAGACGCCAAAGAAGAAATCGCGGCGCGCTTAATGCAGCAGAGCCGGCTGCCTTTCCCGTCCATTGCCGGTTATACCGGTCTGACAGATGACGAGGTGAGGACGCTTGCAGCGCGAGTTTTGCAGCGTTGAAAATACGAGCTGCATAAAATACGAGGTGCATACTTTTTCAGGGTGCATACTTTATGTGTGCACCTTTTTTTCATACTCCGGCGCGCCGTCATAAAGTGCATACCCAAGGCAGCCCCGCCGCCTGCTGCCGGCAAAAAGTATGCATACTACCCGGACACCCGCTCCGCCCGCCGGCTGGCTATACCAGCCGCCGGGCTTCGCTTTTCGCGGCATAAAGTGCATACACTAGGCTGTCCAGTTTTCGCGCCATAATATGTATACATAAACCGCCCCTTTTTTCTGCATTTTTTTTCTTATTTCTTAAAAAGTGTATACACTAGCCGGACACCAGGAACAGAACCGCAACCGGCAAAAAGTGTGCATACTAGTCTGCCCCGTTTTGTTTGCAAAAAGTATGCATACAAGGCTGCCCCAGATTCGCTGTTGATTGTGAAAAAGTGCATACACTAGGCAGACACCATAAGGACAACCGCAGCGGGCAAAAAGTGTGCATACTAGTCTGCCCCGGGTTCTTTACAAAAAGTATGCATCCATGCCGGACACAATTCGGTAAAAAGTGCATACACTAGTCGGACACCCTCCGGCAGTTCTGCCGGCAAAAAGTATGCATACAAGGCTGTCCACAAGTTTCCCCTGCTGCCTCCGTGATACTGCCGGCATAAAATGCATACACTAGCCAGCCTCTGCTGCCGCAGACGCCGCCACCACACTCCGGCCGCCTGAACCCTGCTGAGCGGCTAAGCCGTAGATTTTTGCCCGCCAGCCCTCTTTTTCTTCTTTTTTTGCCCTTTCTTTTTGGTTTTGTAGGCCGCGAAGCGGCCGTCTGCCCCGCCGGAAAAACCCGGAAACCCGCATAAATAAAGGCTTTGCGAGGGCTTGTATATTTTTAAAAATATTTTTAAAAAGTTCTAAAGCTTTTTTTTATTTTGTTTTTTATTCTGTATATTTTTCGGCATATTATATATGTACAGGAAAACGTAAGGCGGATTCGCCGCCGAACCCTTTTTCCCCTGTATTTTTTATATTCAGTCGTCGAGACGGCTGCAGCCCTGCAGGCATTGTGCCCGGGGTTGTGGCTGTCTCATTTTTTGTGGAGAAAAAAGAAAAAAAGAAAAAGAGAAAATGGCGCGGAAACGGTCTTGGAAAAAAGAGACTATTTTTCGCGCTTTAAATTTTGTTATTTAGATTGTCGCAGCCTTAAATGTGATTTTGGTAAAGCAAGATTACCAAAATTATTTTACCAAGATTCCACGGCCGGAAGAGTGTTGGTTTTATTACGGGCAGTTCACAATGTAACGTCCGCAAAAAGTGCACACCTTTATGAGACACCGCGGCGGCGTCAATTAAAAAGTGTACACCTTTATGAGACGCTAACGCCAGAGCCCCTCCAATAGATACTCCTGCAGCGAGAACAGCTCTTCAAGTGTCATTTTATCTCTGCTGAACATTTCTTTCGCCTCTGCGTATAGATGTATCGCGTCGCCCTGTATGCTGAAAAATAAATCCGGGTCACTAGCCCAGTTCTCTCTTACCTTACCGTTTTCATCATATACATATTTTTGTTTTTGTTTCATTAGCTCTTCGTAGTTCACATCTCCGGGCCAGTTCATAAACTCTATCAGCTCATCTATCGTTCTCATTGTGTCAGCCTCCTTTCTTCTTATTATAACGCCGCATTTTATCCAGGACAAGAAAAAGCATATTAAAAGCAAGCGGTAAGGACTACCGCACGACGACAAAATAAAAAATAGCGTGTCAGGCACGCAGGGAGAGAAAGGAGTTATGAACTATGAGGAAAATTTAACACCAGAACAAATTATTAAGAGAAATCAGATATCAACCGCGATATGTGAAGAGGTCGTAAGGGTAGAAGCTCAGGATAAGAGCTGCTCCGATTTCTATAACAGCAAGGAGTGGAAGGCAGCCCGGGCGATGACGATAGCGAGAGATGACGGCATTGATGTATGGGAGTACATGAAGAGCGGCCGAATTCAGCCGGGTAATGTCGTTCACCATATTGTCAGTGTGATTGATAACCCTGAGTTGAGATGTACATTATCAAACCTGGTTACAGTATCACCTCAATCGCACAGGGAGATTGAGAAATTATATAACAAAGGAAATAAACAGTTAGTCCAGTCTATCTTACAGGAAGAGGTGGACAGGCGAACGACACTCTTTATGCCTCAGCCGCAACCGCCGGTTGATACAGGACTAGGAGAAGGTGAATCTTACATATGACGAGAATCATGCATATTTGTAATAGATGCGGTAGACAGTTACCGGTCGGGCAGCGCTGCAGCTGTCAACCGGCATACCGCAAAGACTACAACAAATTTATGAGAGATAGGCGCATCGCCGAGTTCAGGAGGTCGCCGGAATGGCGCTCCACCCGGCAAAAAATAATTGATAGGGATGACGGACTAGACCAATACCTGCTGCATACAACAGGCGAGATGCGGCGAGGATTTTCTGTCCATCACATCCTGCCGCTGTTCACAAAGGAAGGATGGGATAAAAGATTGTCTAGCGACAATCTCATCACGCTGTCGGATGATACGCATGCAAGTCTTGAGTACAGATACAAGGGAAATCAGCGTGAGCAAACGATAAAAGAACTTCAGGAGATTGTGAAGGAAATAACGAGCGGCGGCGACCTTTCATAGGGAGGGGGCGGGTAGAAATGTTCAAAATATTTACGTAGAAAGAGATCGGAAGA